AGTAAAAGCTAATATTTCTCCTGTTATATTAGGTAATATAAACAAAGCTACCAAAGCTCATTTTTTAAGTGATTTTTGATAGCTTTTATTAAAGTGCTAAGCACAAGTTAATGATTATTGATAATTGTCGCTCCTACAGCACATATAAGTTTTTGTGCTGAAAGATCGTGAGCACATACAGCACAATATTCATTCAAAATGTAATTCCACCATTTTTGCATTATTGGTTTGCGTTGTTCTAGATAGTCCCCTCTAAGGTATGCTCTTTCAGTTACAGATCCTGAAAGGTGAGCTAAACAATCTTCAGCAACTTCATGAGGAACATTGTTATCACGTAACCATGTACGTCCTGTAGCACGTAGACCATGGTGACAAAGTTTACCGTTAAGAGATGTACTGTTAAGCCATTTAGAGAGGTGTTGCTTGTTTATATGAGTATTACCTCGACCAAAGCACCAAACATACACTGAACTTCGTTTTCTAAGCGTTTTAGCAAAGTTTAATAGCTTTATCATTTCAGGACAGATTGGAACTCTATGAACTCTGTGTTTCTTCATAATATCCGATGGAAGGATAAGAACATCATCTTTTAACCAAGACCATTTTATTGATGAGCACTCTACAGGACGCAACATTGAGTACACTGCAAATAAAACGTAGCAATGAAACCACAATGGCATTCCAATAAGCAAAACAAACAGTTCATTTAATCGATTTGCAGGTATAAATGCTCTGTTAACAGGTTGATGTTGACTAAAAGCTCTACTTAGATTATGTTCAAGTAATCCTGCACAAACAGACAACTCTAAGATCTCATTTAATCTCATCAAGGCTCTTTTAAGAGTTGGCAGCTTACCTTCATCTTGAAGATTAAGCAGCAGATTAAATACTACAGGCGCTGTTATCTGTTCAAGCTGTAGCTTACCAAGCTTAGGCATCAGATGTAGCTCAATGCGGTGACATTCCTCAACGTATGATGAGATATGTCCTTTTTTCTTAGATTGCCACAGTTTGTAAGCATCACGCAGTGTTAACCCAGCAGATGGTTTTAACTTTAATTCTTCACGTTTTATGTGTGCTGCTTGCTTTGCCTGTAGCACTTTAAGCTCAGGCCATGTACCTAAAGTTAGGTCTCGAACTCGACCGCAGTACGAGTAACGCAATACCCACGACTTATGCCCAGAGCTTTGAACTCTTAAATACAAACTTTCACCGAGCGCGACTGTATAGCGCTTGTCTTTACCTTTTAATTTTTCGATTTTTTTATCTGTGATCATAGGAGATCCTTAATATGTCAAAAACAACAACTGCATATCAGTTTGATAGCAACGGTTATCTTATCGGCGAGACCATGGTTATGGCTGATCCTCTAGCAGGTGGCTGGTTAGTGCCTGAAGATTGCACTTTAACCAAACCTACAGCTAAAAAAGGCTATTGGAGCGTATTTAATAAAGACACAAAAGAATGGGGCTACGAGTTAATCCCTACTACAGCAGCTGAGCTTGAGAATGTAACTGTTGTTCATGAAGATCAGTCAAAGCACAAGTATGAGTTAAAGACCCTGGTAGATACTTTAATAACTGACGATAGTGGATACGAAACTAAACGCGATGACGATAACAATATTACTGTAGTTCAGAAAGCACCTGTACCCGAGCCTACATTAGATGAGCTAAAAGATAAGAAACTTGATGAGCTGACAGCAGCAGGACATCAGTTTGATGATCGGCTCGTAAATGAAGACATGATCATTAACTCATCCCTAGGTTTTAAAGCAAATGCTGATTTACGTTCACAGAATAATATCAATGGCCTGCTCGCAGCAGGTCAGGAGCCTGTAGCTTATGTGGATTCACAAAACACGGTACATAGTCTGACTTTAGCTCAGCTTAATACTCTACTCTCAGAGGAAATTTTGAACGGTCAGTACTTATATCAGCAGAAGTGGGCCTACAGAGCACAAATTAATGCATGTACTACTAAAGAAGAACTAGAGGCAATTACTTTCGACTTTAAGATGAAGGATTTTACTAATGAGTAGATACTTTCATAATCTTGCTGTATCTATTGACCAGCTAGCTAACACTTTGCTAGCTGGTTATCCAGACGAAACACTGTCAGCTCGTTCATGGAGATGCAGAGATAAAAAGAGATGGGCTATAATGGTTAAAGTAATTAACTTCTTAGCTCACAATCAACATCACTGTGAGCGGGCTTTTTCTAAAGAGATTGATTTACCTGAAGACGTCTACGGTAAATCATGGGATAAAAAGTACTAGTCGTAACTCGTTCTAAGAATAACAAAGCCTCTGTAATAGAGGCTTTATAATAACTAATTAACTTTGTCTGTAATGCCAATATCTCGTAAGAGTTTTTGAGCAAAATGTTTATCTGCTAGATGTGTAGGAATTTGAACACGACCTGTTAGTTTTCCATGAGCGTCTTGTTTAATCCAAATTTCATGGGAGCCTTTACCGTTACGATAATATCTGTAACCATGTTCTTTTAAGATCTCAATGACAATTTTGTAATAACCGTTCATTAAGAAAGTGCACCTATAATAATTCCATTAGGAGAAATTTTTGGATGATCCTTTTCGTCATCTACTCCATAAAGGTCAAGTCTTACTAGATCGTAAGCCCCACTTTCAATAGCTTCGATTACTTCTTGAACAGTTTTACCCTCTGCATTAAGCCCTTTAATATCAGGACTACAGCCATAAATTAACCCTGTTTCTTTTGATCTAAAAATATCATAGCGATATGATAAGGTTACACCAAACAATTTATATATTTGTTTCCAAAATGGAAGACCTATTCTATATTTCATATCTCTTCTCCAACGGTTTTCTAATGGGTAATATACATTCTCAAACCGCTTTGGTAAATATGCAAAAGTTTAACTATTTGATTTAGGACACTAAAAAGGAGTAAATTATGTACACAAGATTACACGCTGTTAATGGCATTGTAGGTGAAGGTGTCAAGTTTGAGCGCATCAGACGTGTCACAGGTTATCTTGTAGGGACCTTAGACCGTTTTAATGACGCAAAACGTGCTGAGGTTCGTGACAGAGTTAAGCACATGCATGCATAGTTTATAGGCAGTAGAGATGCTGCCTATTTTATGCAATAATAATGAAAAAAAGTGTGTTGGATCACGTGGGATTCACCGCCATACAGCCGCCATACAGAGTGTATAGCATACTAGATTTAATTATAAATCAATAAGTAATTAGTTAAAAATGGTGGCCGTTCTCACCGCCATTTAATTAAATAAAATTCCTTTTTCACATTCACCATACAATCAATCACTAAGATCACACTAATTTTTTTACATCTTTGTTAGAATTTCCCCAAAAAGAAGTTAAACTTAGTGTTAAAAGAACAATAATTAAACGCTGATTTATTTTGGAGGTATATATGAAAGAAATCGCTTTAGATAGTATTGATATTGCCTCTTTCATCGTCAAACACAGCGCCGTATCAAACTACTTTATAAATCTTACAAAACTACAAAAACTTCTGTATTGTTGCTATGGAATTATGTTGGCAGCTTTTGATGAAAGAATTTGCACTGAACATCCAAAAGCATGGCCTCATGGTCCAGTTTTTCCAAGAGTTTATAACGTTACATCAAAAAATAGAGATGGTTTTATACAGTACCTTTTAGACTATAAGGATAAGTGTGCAAACGTTTTTTCTGAAGATGAAATATCGTTGCTAAGAAAAACTATTGATGCTTACGCAAAATATTCAGCTGGAAAACTAGTGGAGTGGTCTCACCTTCCAGGAAGTCCTTGGTCACAAACTAAATTACAAGATCCAATTGATGATTTTGTAATAAAAAAATATTTTGAGCAAAGGTTAATAAAAAATGAATAAGACAACAGACATCAATACAAAAGAGCTAGATGATCTTGATGAAACAAAAATATCAAGTGTAAGTTAAAACAAAGAAGACTCTTTAGAACAGAAATTTGCAAAAGAATTAAATTCCTACAAAAAAGTTGTAAGATATTCTCTCTTATTGATAGGAATCTGTCTTATTCTGATGTTTAGTATTAGATATCTTCATTTAATAAACAGTAGTGAAAAAGTCATCGACATCTACTTAAAAACTAAAGATTGGCAAGTATATGTGATTTATGGAATTTCTTTAGCTTTTACAGCATCAATGACTGTGGGAGTATTTGTTGCTATGCAGAAGTATTTAAAATCTTTAAAATCTAAATAAGAATTATGTCATAAAAAACTGAGGCTACACATCTTACCTGCGAGGCTTTGATCTGTGTTTAACATCTCAACCAATATTCTTTCTCTATATTATGGATCTTTGCTCTGCTTATTCTGTTCTTAGTAACATCTATGCAAACTTCAGTAAGAAATCTGCTTGCTTCTATGTTTACTCTTATCGTCCTGAATATGACATCTCTACTAAGAGCACTTTAAAAAAGGACGTAACCAGTATTGGTAAGATCTGCACTGCAGACGGTATTGGTACCATTGAATTCAATGCTAAGTTCCTTAAAGCACATCCTGAATTTATCAATTTAAAAGTATCTCGTAGAGCCAAGAACACCATCTACATTGAAGCTATGGATGGGAATAGGAGTTCTTTAGGTTCATCTCAAAGAGACAGTCTTTTAGAAGCACGTCATATGAAGATAGGAGCTTCTTATTTCATAGTAGAGGTTTTAAAGAGCTCTTATTCAGGAAGAGCTTTAAAAGCTTTATATGATTCAAGAACAATCACTAAAACACAGTATGACATCATGATGACTGTGCTTGTTTACTCTATATGTGAGGGCGTAAAACATTTAAGTGCTATAGAGTACTTCATACGTGATCATGTAGTACCTTTTACAGGTAATATCAATAAAGACACCATACAGAGGTTATATGGTGTGATTAACAGTGAGTTTATCATTGCCTTTTACAAGAAGAAGCAGGAGCTGATGCAGGCAGACTTTTCTAAAACCAAGACCAGCTTTAATGAACGTAAGTTTGTAGCCTTAGATGGTACTAACATTGATATCAGCTCAAGAGAAATAGGTAATGCAGATTACGGTAAAGCTAAAAGCGGTAATGATACTCCTATAATCAATTTCTTAACCTTAATTGACCAATGTACTGGAGTATTGTTAGGACACTGTACTTACTCAGGACATACTACTGACATTGCAACATTAGAAGGCTCTGTAAAGCAGCTTTCATACTTTGGTTGTAAGAGCTATACCCTCATCATAGACCGAGGATACTGGTCTATATACAATCTCTCTGTCATCTACAACATGGGTATTGATGTAATAGCACATGTAAAGACCTCTCTATCAACTTCAATCAAGAACTTTATCAAGAGTATTGTTGATGATATGTCTGTTGGTAATGGCTGTGTAAAGATAGAGCATAATGACGAAGTAAACTACGCCAACCGCTTTTTAATGTTCTGGAACTACTTCGATATTAAAGAGCAAAAGAAAAAGAGAAAGCCTATTTATCTTTATGCTTTCTTTAATCCTAGTCTGGCTAATGATGCCAAAGAAGCTCTTATTGCTGAGGTTGCAGAGCTTAACAGCATCTATGATGATTACAAACAAAAACTTGCTAAGGCTAAAGCTCAACACAAAAAGAATCCTGAGATGCCTAAACTTACAGAATCACAGGAGAAACTTGTCAAAGAAGGCATTATATTCATCAATACCAAAGTTAACCGTTATGATATCTGCAATGAAAAGGCATATAAATACTTTCAGTCAGCTGGCATCTGGCTGTTAGCTTCTACTCAAGAGTTTGAGTGTGAGGAAATATTCTTAAGATATCGTCAGAGAAATGAAATCGAAGTCATGTACAGGTATTTTAAGAACCACGTTGATGCTGATACCTTAAATGTCTCTACTGAACATACCTTCAATGCTAAGCTGTTTATTGGTCTGTTAGCTTCAGAGTTTCTTAACAGCTTAAAACTAAAATCCTTAGAGTGGAATAAGACTGCACCAGAGAAATCAAAGGTAAAGCTTAAAGACAATTCAATGTATATGACCTTTAAAGATCTAGATACACTTGAATGCATTCGTCATGGTGATGTAATCATACCTACCACCTGAGTTTTCTGATCTTTTGGAGCAGTGTCTCTGATGATTGGAGCAGTAAATTCTTAAGGTTGGAGCAATAAAAAAATAAAAAGATCACGTAACAAAAAGTCACAGTCTCTGATCGTTGGAGCACTTTTAAAACTTTGCCCTTTATCTCTCCTTTAAGCAATTCTCTCTTTTGATATCCTTTTTTCTGCGCCATGTGGCGTTTATTTAAAGGATATAAATCATGAAAACAGACGTTTTCAAACTCAGAAAAATAGCATTCGCTGTTCTTGAATCAAAGATGGGTAACAGAGAGATATCTCGAACCTACAGTGTCAGCAGTTCATCTGTCACAAGATACACAAGGGAGATCAAAGCTTCAGGTCTTTCATGGAAGGAGCTAGACAATTTAGGTGACGAGGCTTTTCTATCTGCCATAAAACCAAAAGCATCAATAAAGTATGTCCAGCCAAACTTTGAACAAATCTATAACTTCAAGCTTTCCAATAAAAGGTTGACCTTAGAAAAGGTATTTAACTACTGTTACTACGAGCAAAAGGCAGAAGCAGGTTGTGAATTCTATTCTTACCAGCACCTTTGTGCATTGTTTGATAAGTGGTTAATGAACCATCATGGTAAAGCTAAAATCTCGTCAATACCATGTAATCCAGGAGATTACCTTGAAATTGATATGGTAGGAGATTCACTGCATTGGATAGATGGTGCAGGAAAGCATCATGAGTTAAGAGTCTTTGTGGCAGCTCTACGTTATTCAGGAATATTCTATGCTGAAGCATTTTTCGATGAAAAACTACCATCATGGCTAAAAGGGACAGTCCATGCTTTACATAAATTTGGAATACCTTTAGCCATAAGCTGTGACAATGCAAAAGCTCTGGTTAAGAAACCTCACAAACATATGGCAGAGCTTACTACAGCGATGAGGCAACTGTGTGCCTACTATGACATGGAAGCTTATGTATCTCAAAGCTATTCACCTAGTCAAAAATCAGAAACTGAAAGAGCTGTAGGTATTTGTGAACGAGATGTATTTACAGAGTTAGAAGGTGCAAGCAAATGGATGTTTGCTCAAGATCTAAATCAGGTAAATGAAAAGATTGCAGCTTTAGTTGAGAAGTGCAATAACAAATCCTTTACCAAAGATTCTCTATCCTCCCGTATGTCGGTCTATTTACAAGAAGAAAGACCAAAATTACAAAAAGCACCTCTAATGCCATTTGAAATGTTTCAATGGCACATCTTTAAAGCTGATAAATACGGCAAAGTAAAGCTCGCTGAAGATAATAAACGCTATCTCGTTGAATATACCCAAGCCAATAAAGAAGTGGTATGTGCTCTTACTGATACAAAGGTTCTGTTCTTTTCTAAAGCAGACCATCGTCCAGTAGGCAGTTATACAAGGGACTACTCTCCTGAATATAAGTCTGTTGAAGATCCTTCCCTGTTATCCCCAACTGATAAGGCATTCCGTAGAGGATATGAAGCTTTAGCTGAAGAATTCAATACTCACGGATATGCCTTAGACAATATTCTTAATTACTTGAAGTTAATTTACAAGCTTAATGAAGAACAAAGAGGAGAAGGCTCTCAAGAAACAGCAACTTATAAATCACCACAGATGATCCTGTACAGAAAAAGCATGGGCTTATTTGGTTTATGCAAAAGACATGGAGCAAAGATTGTTGATAAAGCCTGTAAGACTGCAGCTTCATATGACAGAGCTGATGATTATGAGTTCATTAAGAAGTGTATCAAGAGTGAACTTAGAGATATCAACGAAGGTAAGACGGTTAAAAGAGAGCAACAAAATAAAACAGGATCACAACAAGACACTACTTCAGTAATGATCCGCAGTTCTAGTTACTACAATTAAGGAGAAGAATAATGAATAACAATATTTCCACCTCACCAAAACAGGAAGAACTAAAAAAACTAACCAAAGAGTTAAGAATTTCTCCTTTATACGACAGGTTCAGTGAGCTTCAAGCCGACGGTGAACTGGAGCTTGGTAAGATGTCTTACTTGGATTTTATTTACGACTTAGTAAGCTATGTTTCTACAAGTAGAAATGACCGAAGAGTCAATAAAGCTGTTGAATCGTTAAAGCTTCGTCATACTAACGCCTGTATTGATAATCTGATTTTTAACAGCAACCGTACAGGCATTACCAGGAGAGAAGTTACTGAGTACAGCACCTGTGATTGGATAAGAGCAAAGCGCTCAATGATTATTGTGGGGGCTACTGGTACAGGTAAGACCTACATTGCAGATATGCTTGCCATCAGTGCTATTACCTCTGGTCTTAAAGTCTATTTCAGCCGTATGCCAATACTGTTCAGTGATTTGTCACTGATGACAGCTTCTGCTTTTACCTCCTTTAAGAACTTTCTGAAAAAGCAGGATTTAATCTACATTGACGATTTTGCCCTAGGTAAGATCACACCTGATGTTGAAAGCAGGTTAGTAGACATTGCAGATGAATGTGCTGGAAGAAATACAGCTTTTCTCTTTACATCTCAAACCAAGGTTTCTGGTTGGATAGATAACTACTTTTCAGACCGTGCACTAGCTGAAGCGTTCTGTGACCGTATTGCTAATAACACGTCTATACGCATTACCTTACAGGGTGATTCATTACGTTCAGTAGGTAATGGTACCAATAACGAAACCAAAAGACGTCGTGGAAGACCTCGTAAAAATCAAGAAAACTCTGTTAAATCAGATAATAACCTTAATTCTCAAAATCCAGGTACAGGTACCAAAATGGTACCGGTACCAAAAGATGGTACCAATGATGAAACCATGAAACCGGTACCAAAGGTACCAAGTAATGTGGAGGTCGAATAATGCTTGATAGAGATAAATTAAGCCCTACTGTCAGACTTCTCTTTGATAAGGCTATTGAGCTTGATGCTCAAAAAATAGATGTGACTTATAGAACTTTATCTGAAGCAGCTCCTAACCACTCTAAAAGAGATTATCTAAGAGCAATTGATATCCTTGAGGATTTCAAATCTGAACTTGCTAGTACCTCACTACCAATGCCAAATGAACTTAAGTCGTGGTTCGATAAAGGTATTCAAGGTATGTGGGCTAGAGGTTGCAGTTGGCTCAATGAACAGAAAGCTCTTATTGAAAAAACTGCTGATGAAAAGGTTGCTATGGCAAGAAAAGACCGAGATGAGGTTAATGACAAATGCGAATCGTTGACTCACCAGCTTCAAGACCTTAGCGTTGAGCTTAGTGAAACACAATCTGCAAATCAACAATTGAGCAAAGAACTTGAGACCTGTAAAGAAGAGCTTCAACAGAGCAGACTTGATGTATCTGCACTTAAAGCTAAGGTATCTGAACTTAAAAGTACGATTGAGATCCTAAGAGATGGTATTTGCTCCAAGCTTCTATATGGTGACAAGGAACAAGTCAACATCTTTTTGAACTATTTTTGTCGCCATATTATTTCTGACAATTCTTTGCTA